AGGAAACGAAAGACATACCGATACTTTTGGCGATACTGCAGACGGACCAATAGGAGTTTCTTTGGATGTTGTAAAATCTAATTTTCAAAAATATGGCATAAAAAATGATAGGATCAACTTTATAGAAGGATTTGTGAATGATACTCTACCTAAACTGCCTATAAAAAAAATAGCATTGCTAAGAATAGATGTTGACGCTTATTCTGCCACATTAGAATGCTTATATAATTTGTATGATAAAGTTTCTAGTGGTGGATATATAATATTTGACGATTCATGTTTACACGAAACCGTTGATGCAATAAAAGATTTTATACAAGAAAACCAATTACCGAATATATTGTATGACTCCGAATCAGACGAAATTTTGGATCTAAACTTATTCGGTTCAAAAGCAAAAACATACCCAAAATGCGGTTGTTATATTATTAAACAATAATGAGTACCTATAGTTTAAATCTAATATATAGAATATCTGACACTGGATATAAAAAAAACAAACCAAATTATATTAATAATGAAAACTGTTTAAAAAATTTTACATCAGTATTTAGTAATCATATATCTAAATTATATATTATTGCGGACAATGTTTGCTATGATACATTAAATATGATAAAAAAATACACGGAAGAAAAAAATATAGACATTGTATCTATTGGTCACGGTGCTGGTACATTTAATTTAGCTTTAAATAAAGCATTATCTTTTGATGACAAAGATATAGTATATTTTGTGGAAAATGATTATTTACACAAGCCTAATAGTGATCAAATTCTTTTGGAAGGTTTTGAACTATCTTTTCCTTTCGTTTGTTTATACGATCATCCAGATAAATATATATGCTCTTCTATGGGTGGTAATCCTTTGTGTTATGGTGGAGCAGAGAATACGAGGGTTTATTTAACCAAAAATTGTCATTGGAAAATAACAAATTCTACCACAATGACCTTCGCTGCTAAAGTAGAATCTATTAAAAAAAATGAACACATACTAAGAAAATGGACTAATATAAATCATTACCCGGATGACTTTAAAATGTTTTTAGAATTGAGAGAACAAAAACAATACTTAGTTTCACCTATACCTGGATTTTCTACTCATGGAGAAGTAGAATGGTTATCGCCACTCACAGACTGGAGCGCTATATGAAAAAATATACTTATGATATCGAGAAATATAGTTTTAAAAAAAGATTAGAAGAATTATTTGGAATTCCAGACTTATGTGATCTTTCAGATTCAATAGAAGTTTTTACAAGAGAGAATGACCAAAAAACCAAATGGCATAAAATTTATTATGATTGGTCAAGATCCGAAGAATTTACGATTATGTATGAAAATTTTATGGCAGATTATGTAAAGCCGGTATACAACGAATCTATAGTTTATCAAGCGATACCAACCTTTAGAGTTGCTTATCCCAACAACATAGCAGTAGGAGAATTTCATAAAGATAAGTTTTATAGAGACCAATCTTGGGCTGACCAAGTGAAAGAAGATAATTTTTACTTACCTTTCACTGATGCCTATGATACTAATACTATATGGGTAGAATCGGAAGAAGATAAGGGAGATTTTTCTCCAATGAAATGTAATTATGGAGAATTTATCTGCTGGGACGGATCAAATCTTATGCATGGTAATAAAATTAATACTACTGGTAAAGCAAGAGTCAGCGTAGACTTTAGGGTAATAAAATATTCAAATTACGTTCCTAGTGAACATGGGTCTATTAATACTCAATCTAAATTCCAAATTGGAGGATATTACAGAGTTTTATGATATCTGTTATCATTCCAACATACAAAGCCCCAAGCGCTCTAGACCTTTGTTTAAGATCGATATTAAATGGACAAAAAAAAGAAAATCAAATTATAGTTGTTGTAGATGGTTTTCTAGACACTAATAGCTCAGTTATTGATAAATACAAAGATAAAGTTAATGTTATTGTATTAGAAAAAAATGTTGGAACATGTAAAGCTACAAATATTGGTGTTTATCATGCAAGTTGTGAAAACATATTGATTGCTAACGATGATAATGTGTTTCCTAAAAATTGGGATGAACATTTAGAAAATAATTTTCAAACTGATTCTGTACTTACTGTTAATGAAATAGAGCCTTATCCGTCGATATTTCCACAAAAGCATATTAAAGATCTTGGAAGAAATCCTACTACTTTTGATCTAGAATCGTTTTGGAAATATTCAGAATCGATTTCTAGACCAGTAACAGAAATGAATGGATCCACTTTTCCTTTCATGATCACAAAAAATAATTATATGAAGCTTGGTGGATTTGATGAAAATTACCCGTCTCTTTCTGGATTCGTTTCTGATTGGGATTTTTTCCTCAAGTGTAAACTCGACCACTTAAAAATGATAAGAACGTATAGTTGTCATTTCTATCATTTTGTTTCTCTATCTGCTAAATCAAAAGAGATGGAGGAGCAAGCGAGACAATACGAACAGAACTGTCACGAATACGCTAGGTTCAAGTGGGGCTCTTACATTAAGCATAATTTTTATGATAATTCAAAATATATTTGAGCCAATATTTCCTTGTCATTGACATCATAGGCTCCAGAGTTATCATATTGTACACAAAGAAATTCTAAATACTAAGTCAATATAATGGTGTATATTGATATTACTAGCATATTATAGTAGTATTACTCTGGTAAAAAATATCCATGATAAACGAAATTCTAAATGATCAGTAATACTAGGAATTCTGACAAATTTTTATAGACGTCTAAGCTAATATAGGAGATGATATGTCTGCATTGCAAGAGCTTCAAAATTATACATTCGTTAGTAAATATGCTCGTTGGCTAGAAGATAAAAACCGTAGAGAAACTTGGAAAGAAGCAGTAGAACGAGTCAAAAATATGATGCATACAAAATATGCTTCTTTTGGTATTTCGGACGATATAGATTGGGCCTATGAAATGATGTATAAAAAGAAAGTTCTAGGAAGTCAAAGAGCCCTTCAATTTGGTGGTGAGCCTATCTTAAAAAGACACGCAAAAATCTATAACTGCACTAGCTCTTATTGTGACAGATTAAGATTTTTCCAAGAATGTTTTTGGCTATTACTTTGTGGTAGCGGAACAGGCTTTAGTGTTCAGAAGCATCATGTGTCAAAATTGCCATCTCTTGAACACGATGTTCCAAATAATAATGAAGGCATTAAGTATGTAATAGAAGATAGTATAGAAGGATGGGCAGATGCTCTTGGAGTATTGTTAAGCAGCTATTTTAGCAGGCCGATAGAAGAATTTAAAATGTACAAAAATAGTTATGTTGTTTTTGATTATTCACAAATACGACCAAAAGGCACATCTTTAAGTTCAGGCGTTGGTAAAGCCCCAGGATTCGAACCGCTTCAAAATGGGCTTGAAAAAATTAGAACCCTACTTGATCGATGTATAAAGAATGGTCAAAAAAAACTTAGACCAATTGATGCCTATGATATAGTTATGCATAGTAGCGATGCTGTTTTGAGTGGAGGTGTTCGTAGATCAGCTAGTCTTGCTTTATTTAGTCCGGATGATGAAGAAATGGCAAAAGCAAAAACTGGTAATTGGTATCTGGAAAATCCACAAAGAGCAAGAAGTAACAATTCTGCCTTGTTGTTAAAGAATGAAACAACACTAGAAGAATTCCAAACTTTAATGGAAAGCGTAAAAGAATTTGGCGAGCCAGGATTCATATGGAGTGAATCAACAGAAATGATTTTTAATCCATGTGTCGAAATTGGTATGTGGCCAGTTGATGAAGAAAGCGGAAAAAGCGGTTGGCAAGGATGTAATCTGTCCACCATCAATTGCTCTAGTGTAGAAGATGAAGAAGATTTCTTTGAAAGATGTCGTGCTGCTGCTATCATTGGAACGCTGCAAGCTGGTTTTACTACTCTTGATTATTTAGGAGAAATAAGTCAAAAGATATTTGAAAGAGAAGCACTATTAGGAGTATCATTAACTGGAACTATGGAAAAACACGATCTTGTGTTAACCGAAAAAGTATTAACTAAAGGCGCAAAAATAGCAGTTGAAACAAATAAAGAAATTGCTAAAAAAATAAAAATAAACCAAGCTGCTAGAGTTACGTGTTTAAAACCAGAAGGAACTTCTTCAAGTATGCTAGGTACAAGCTCTGGCATTCATCCTCACCACGCCAAACGATACATAAGACACGTACAGGCAAATGTTTTAGAAGCACCATATCAACACTTCAAGAAACAAAACCCACAAGCCTGCGACAAGTCTGCTTGGTCAGCAAACAATACCGATGAAATTATAAAGTTTCCTATAGAAGTACCAGATGGAGCTAAAACAAAAAATCAATTACCAGCAGTAGAAATGTTGTCTATTGTTAAAGAAACACAAAAAAATTGGGTAAATTCTGGTAAAAACAGGGGACTTTGTACTCAAGACTATCTTAGTCATAATGTTAGCAATACAGTAACAGTTAAGCCTGATGAATGGGATGATGTTACAAAATACATATATGATAACAGGAAATATTTTGCTGGAATTAGTTTGATACCTCAGAGTGGAGATAAAGATTATCCACAAGCACCATTTACAACTGTATATACTAGCAGAGAAATTGTTAAAGAATACGGAGATGCTGCGTTGTGGTGTTCTGGCTTGATAGAATTGGCATTGAACGCTTTCAATAATAATCTGTGGGCAGCGTGTGATTATGTTACACTAAATCAAGCAAATAAAGACCATCACGAATCTAAATTAATATTTGTTACAAAAATGAAAAATTTTGCTGGTAAATATTTTGATGGTGATGTTAAAAGATTAACTTATTGCATGAAAGATGTTTACAATTGGAAGATTTACTGCGATCTGTTTAATAGTTTCAAAAAGGTTGATTATACACAACTATCTGAGACTGAGGATAATACGACAGGTATAGAGGAAATTAGTTGTGCTGGTGGCGCTTGTCTAATTTAACTCTATAAACGCAAAGGGTAACAATTGAGAAAAAATTCTAAAAATAAGAAGAAAAAAGTTATTGATGCTACTAACCCTATATCCGGAGAAAATATTGATAATACCTACAGAAATAAGTTAAAACCTAGAACAGAACATCAAAAAGAATATATAAGGAATATAGCAGAAAACGATATAACATTTTGTCATGGTGTTGCAGGAAGTGGTAAAACACACATTGCTATTGGTATGGCTTTAGAGTATTTATTAGATAACAAAGTCAAGAAAATAATAATTACTCGACCTGTTGTTGAGAGCGGAGAAAAAATAGGATATCTCCCAGGTACTGCTGAAGAAAAACTTCATCCTTATTTACTTCCTTTGTTAGATGAAATAAATTATTTTATAAGTACATCACATTTTGTTTCATTAAAATTGAACAACAAAATAGAAATAGTTCCATTGGGTTTAATGAGAGGAAGAAATTTTCATCATTCATTTATAGTTGCTGATGAATGCCAAAATGCTTCATATGAACAAATAAAGATGTTATTGACACGTTTAGGAACAGACAGTAAAATGGTGCTAACCGGCGACACTAGCCAATCAGATCTACATAGAAATTACCAAGGTGGATTTCTACATATCACTAAATCGTTAGATCAAATTCCTGGAATAGGAATATCTACTTTAGATTTTTCAGATATAGTAAGAAATCCAATTATAGCAAAAATTTTATCGAGATTAGAATTTGTAGAGTCTAATAATGGATCAGAAAAATAGTAGATGCTTAGTTTTAAATTCCGACTATACTCCTTTAACAATTATTAGTTGGAAAAAAGCATTAATATGGTCCATAAAGCATCAAGATAATCCACGAATTGGAGTAGAAATTATAGATTTTTACAAAAATGATTATATACATGGTGCTTGTGGCAAAAAATTTCCGATTCCAGCCGTGGCAAAAACTGCTAGATACTTAAAATTACACAACCAAAGAGTTAATTTTTCTCGAAAAAATCTTTTTATAAGAGATGATCATACTTGTCAATATTGTGGGGTCAAAAAACATATTTCTGAATTAACATATGATCATATTGTTCCAAAGTCTCTTTGGTCCGATGAAAATAGGTCCCCTACTAATTGGACAAATATAGTCACAGCTTGCTCAAGATGTAACAGGAAAAAAGCTAATAAAACACCCAAACAGGCTAATATGCCACTAATTAATCTCCCTAAAGAACCACTTAAAAATGTCAAGTACTTGCCTGTGACATCCTTTGTCTCTAAGATAAGGGATGAT